TGTTTCTACCACAATACGTTTCTGTTTGAGAATGACAGTTAGGGCATATCATTCTTAAATTTTCTCTTTTATGATTATGAGAATCACCATCGATGTGGTCTAATTGACATACAAGCGGTTTGTTATTCCACTCTGATATTCCACAGACAGCACATTTGTTCTCTATGACCCCAGCTTTCAACATCTTCTTCTTTAATTTGATTGTTGGGTAATGACCATGCTGGCCATCTAAAATCTCGTCTAATGATAATTTCTCGTTTACTCCTCCACTCTGAAAAGGTAAGCCCAATTGCACACATCGTCTGAAAATTGTTATACTTGGTACAGAAGATGTGGTGTTTTCTTATGCGCTTCTACTAACATATCATCTGTAAACTTTTGATTACCATGTTTTTGTTTCATTTGAAATTCTCCTTGATATTATTTATATCTTAGCGAATTTCAAATATGGTGTAGGGAGAGGGATTCGAACTTCCTGTTCTACAGACAGGCGCTGTCCGCCGTCTCAGCAGTCCCTACATTTCTACTACTTTGCTATGTATCTTGCTATCTCTGTTGTAACGTAATCGAATATCTCAAATGCTATTGTCGCTACGATGAAAGAGAGTATACACAAGAAAACGAATTGTGTCAAGTCTTTTTTTGAGAGAGTTTTCATTTTGGCCCATTCTCTTCCAATTTCATCCAATGAGTTGCCGCAATCATTATATTCAACATCTGACTATCAATACAGCGAAATCTCATTTCATGACCTACAGGATATTCGGGAGAAAATACTAGAATCCTTTCTCCTAAAGGGGGTTCTTTGTCTACTGTTTTCCATCGTTTATTACGCATTCAGCATCTCCTTGTAGCGCATATCAGCGAGTCTCTGTTTGCGCTTATCGGGAATTATGCGAGTCACTTTTGAACTCATCAGAGTGCATTCACGACTCACACGCTTCATGTTCATAACCATATCTGAACCTTTTATGTTCCTCATACCTTTCATTTTGATTCTCCTTTTGTTTATGATTTAATTATATCACAGAGAATTCAAATGTCAAGTAAAAATAACAAAATAAAAACCTCATCAGAAGTCTGGTGAGGTTTGTGTGTTAAAACAATGATTTATATAGACCATTATCTCATACGCACAATACCTCTCTAATATCATTTCCACCCGAATAGCGATATGATTTCATCGCTGGTGTATGATTTGCTGTGGAGACTGTAATAAATTTGGGGGTTGTAAGCAACCATAAGTTTTTCTTCATGTAAGTATTTATATATCGAGATTTTTCGGTAATGAACCTGTGCGACCGAGACCAAGTTCTTTTCGTAGTCGTTGACGCTCTTTTGCTTTAAGAGAGATTTTCAGTTTAGCGGCAATACCAGCTTCAGTTTCGAGAAAAAGTATTCTTTTTTTACTATGTTCTCTCTTAAACTCTTCTGTTCTAGGTGCGTATTTCTTACCTGTGTTCGTTTCGGATAAAAGTTTTTTCATTTTAACCCCATCTTCTGTCTGATAGTAATCAAATGCTCTTTTACTCATATCTTCCCTTTCTTGCATCGATTTCTTTTTACCTAAAGTAGGACTGACGTACCCATCAGCATACAACTTCTTTTGGGCGTCACTCATTCTCTTTTTAGATTTAGAGCTTCGCTTTCTTCCAGTCATCATTTCTGTGAAATATTTTGTATAGAATGCGGATTTCAACCAAGCATATTGTTTGCTCGTATATTTCTTATAACAAGACATCCTTCTTGCGGCGAACCACATCTTTCCACCGTAGATTTTAGCGAGTAGAAGATGAGCGATGAAGTGTTCTCTTGCTGTTAAAGTTACCGTGTTATCTTCTGTATCGAGGCCGTCAAACGATATAGGTATTATGTGATGAACTTCAACATAAGATTCATTTAAAACAGTTCTTTCTTTTGCTCTCTGAACGAGACTGTTGTATATTAAAGTGTAATTCATTTCTGTTTCTCCCCATAGATGGTTATAACACAAAAAGAAAGAGAAGTCAAGTACCCTTCTCTTTCTTGAATGTTTATTCTTGTGTTACAAACTCATCACCATTGCTTGAGGCCGGTAAAGTCTACTGTGAACTTGCTGTAGAAATCTTGGGCCCCAAATAAATGGTCAACAATCCCGTATCTTGTCATCACGCCGATAACTGGCCAGAACGCGCCCGGCTCAACTGCTCTACTAATCATAAGAGGAACATATGGGCAGTAGATGATACCAGAGTTATGTGCACCTGGGCCTTTATAGCCGATTGTTACATAATCTGTCGTTGCGAATGTATCACGATACACGGCGAAACGATTTTCAATAGAACCGACCTTGGCAACGCCTGGGTTGATTTCCATTGGGTTAGCACCTGCGAGAGGCTGCATCAAGAATGTACCGAGCGAGTCAAGGGCTGTTACGACATTGCTCGAACAAATCATGAAGTTACCTGCTCCCCTACGGGTATGGATTGCTATCTGTCCTGCTTCACGCACCATTCTCGTATAGAGGTTACGGAACTTCTCTGCTTCCCACTGACCGTCACCTGAGGCTACGACATAGCTAGATGCTTTTGCTGAGCCATCATGCCATACTGCGGCGCCCTTTGTGTTGATACGGTCAACAAGTTCACGGTCAAGTTCTGCGGCTACTTCGTACTGAAGAAGGTTTGTCATTTCTGCTTCCACGTCCAAACCATGCACATTCTTGAGGTCCTGTGCGGCTTCGAGTGAGTAGCGAGCCTTCAACTTACGAGTCTGAGCTGTAACAGTTACCTGTTCGATGCTCAACTTTGCTTCTGGAATGTTGCTGGACATTGAAGACCCGTTGTTACCTGCGTCTGGGTCAACTGACGACCAGTTTTCAGCAGAGGTCACGCTAGATGCTGTCGATGCGCCCTGACCGGTTACATACTCAGGATGGGATGTACCACCCGTGTAGTTCTGGTCGATGGTGTTGTAGCCAAGTTCTGTCTGTGCTGTAGAAGCATAGGTGCCACTGGCTTTGAATCTCATTGCATATGCGAGAGATGCAGGGCCAGCCATAGGCTGAACACCAACAATCTCGTTTGCCAAGAGATTCGGGAAGATACGGCGTGTAAGAGGCATCAAGATTTTCTTGAAGTCTGCGATATCGCCTGTCTGGGTTGGGTTGCTTGCTTCCTGCAATCCGCCCGTTACATAAGAGTGTTCATTCTCCAAGAGAATGGCCATATTCTTACGCTGAAGCTGGTCACTGAGTTCGTTGAGCTTGAACCCCTTGCCTTCCCATTTTTCAATCAACTGCTCCACAATCTGTGGTGTGAGGTTTAACATATTTTTGTTCTCCTATTTTCCTTTCGGATGATGTGTGATATTAGAGATATCTCTGACCGAGGTCTTCGACTTCTTCTTTTACGACTGTCTTTGTTTCCTGTGCTACTGCTTCCGTTACGACTGTCTTTGCTTCAGGAGCGGCTGTCTCTGTCTTTTCTGCTACCGTCGCTGGTGTGCCGATAATCAAATCTCTCACTTCGTTGAATCTCTCGTTAATTTCATCGGCGCTCTTGCCCTTGAAGATTGTGACAATCTTTTTCTGCTGGTCATCTGTAAGACCTTCCATCTTTTCGATGAGTGTCAATACAGCGTCTTTCTTTGCCATTTCGCTTGTGAGTGTCATTGTCTTGCTTGTAATAGCATCAATTTCACCACGGAGCTTCATGATTTCTGCTTTTGCTTCTTTGATGAGAGCATGACCTTCTGATTCGAATTCAATACCGTAACGATTTACAGTCTGCTTGAATCCTTCAACAAGAGGTTCATAAATCTCTGCCTTTGCTACCTTCTCTGCGATGTCTTCAGGGAGCATTCTTTCAAGTTCAACATCAAGGTAAGAAGAAATCTTCTCAACAAGTGCTTCCTTGTGTGCTTCGATAGCTGCCTGTGCTTCTTCCATCACTGATTCCTGTAGCTTTGCAATCTCGGCACTCTTTGTTGCGTTCTCTTGTTCAAGCGATGCGACCTTGGCGATTGCTTCGTCAAGTTCTACCTGCTTTTCAGATACGGCGACATTGAATGTTTCTGAAAGAGTTGCTTTGAAACCTTCTGACAACTCAACTTTGCCTTCTTTTTCAACGAATTGAAATATTCTATCCATGTTTATCATTTTTAAAATCTCCTTTGAATTCTCTAACTACTTCATATTATTATTTATATATCTGAATTTTTCACTTTCAGAAAATTCATTCTCGCATCACGCATCTTTTGTTTAGATTTTTCAGAATGTTTCTTACCGAGCATAGGTTTGGGATATTTACCAATCAACCCGATGCTTATATTTCTTCGAGTCTCTTCTGATATATCTCTTTTCTTACCAAACATTGGATTGTTGCAACCAGCTTTTGTTTTACTCATCTTTTCTTTAGTTTCTTCAGAATGAATTCTTTTCTTACCAAACATTGGATTGTTGCAACCAGCTTTTGTTTTACTCATCTTTTCTTTAGTTTCTTCAGAATGAATTCTTTTCTTACCAAACATTGGATTGTTGCTACCCATTCTGGACTCGCTCAATTTTCTTTTGTGTTCGAGAGAAAATTTTATACCCAGTTTCTTCTCTCTCATTTTTTGTTTGGTCGCTTCTGTGTGCGCTCTACCTCTCGACTTCTTACCTATATTTGTTCGATGCTCTTCTGAAAAGATATGCCCAGACAACCCATCCCCACCATCGGTTTTGTTTAACAGAGGGCCCGTATATAAATCCTTTCTCCCTATAAGACTAATGAGAAATGATTCATAACAGAAAGCGCAACTTTCTTTTATCCCCGATAGGATAATCATGCTAGATAACTTCAAATCCGGATTTTTCTTTTGTAATTCTATAGACGAACAAAAAACTCTATCATCTTTACCCTTCCCAACATATACAGGCTTATAGAGTAGAGATAAGAAATTACCATATACAAAATTTCCAGGAGTCGATGTGTCTAAATGGATGTAAGTATAAAACATTTCACTTTCCGTATTTTGCTTCTAATTCGTGAATTCTCTTCTCCAACAGAAATACTCTTTCTGCTAGAGTTGAATTTTCGTCTAGTGTTACCCGTTTAGTCAAAAACTCTCCTACGGGCTTCACTTCTTCGTCAATACAGCTAGGATAGATGTTAGTATCCATTTTCTTAAACCTTTCTTGCGGCTTCATACAAGAACTGCTTAATTGCCTTGTTCAAGTATGCTTCGACATCACTCTTTGGAAGTGTTTTTAGCTTCTCTTCGAGCTTCGAATATGCTTGTGCTGTGCCTTCAACGATTTTCCCATCTTCACGAATAATCCATTCTTTATTCTCCATGATGGGGTCAACGAATGCCCCAGGTGCGGAAGGATTACCTACAACATCAACTGTTATCATTCTAAAATCTTCATTCACCATCCCATCTGGTTTTACTGTGCCTAACCCTCTAGTTGAGACTCCCAATTTATAACCGTCTTCTATCAAAGACTGAACGATTTTTCCCATAGGAGCAGAACTTACTTTAGCTTTACCAACCCAAATATTACCTACTCTTTCTAGTTCTGTAATATAATGAGAAATTCTCTCGGGGTTGACTTCGGGTGATTGTGGATGATTCAACTCACCCCCTGCCATATTTTTGCTTACTTTTTCATTGATGAATTTCTTTACTTCTCGTTCACATAAATCAGCCGAATAAACTCTACCATTTTTATTCTTTTGTTCTGCTACAATAAATGGACCTTTAATGAATAGAGATTTGCGACCAGTACCTCCCTCTGTTAAAAATTCTGTTTCAAAGTTGGATGAATCTATCTGTTCCCACAATAACTTCATGTTTTCTCCTTTTAGCATCTCTCATCTTTTGTTTTGTCTCTTCAGAATGTTTTCGACCAAAGAATGGGTTGCTCATACCTTCAGCTTTAATCTTTATTTTCTCTCTAGTCGCTTCTGAGAAAACCTGAGATTTTCTAGCATCAATTATTTCTCAAGGTTGCTTCAGAATGTTTCTTTCCAAAGAATGGATTATCACTCCCAGACATTCTACCTATAAGAGATTTACTGATTTTGTCTTTTGTTTCTTGTGTAACCTTATGACCGAGAAAATCTATTTTAGTCTGCTCGACTTTTTTCTTTTTCAACCACGCATAATCTTTACTGGTGTATTTTTCTCTTCTATCCCCGCGACAATGAACGCTCATCATCCAAGCTGCATAGATTAATTTTCCACCATAAATTTTTGATAACAGAAGATGACAAATAAAATGTTCTCTAGTAGTCAGCTTGACAATGTTATCTTTTTTGTTTGAACCTCCGACGCTTTTCGGAATAATATGATGATTTTCTGTATAATCATCAATAGTTCTATTTCTTGCACTATTGATGATAGAATCATATATTCTCTTATGATTCATTCAGTTTACTCCTTATCCCATATAATCAATCTTTCATCTCTTTTATAGATTAACCCTGTTTTTGATATCCATTCATCTATGATTCCCCCAGGTATCATTCTGTCTTCGAGCCAGTTTAAAACTAACTTATAGCTTTCGTAGAGGTCACAATCCAAAAACACCAATGCGAATTTGATTTCTGAAGGTACTAAACCTATCGTATCAACAAAACGACCGACCATAGGTTTAATATTTGGATATCCATCAAACATAGTCTCTACATCAACACTAGGCTCAAATGTTCCGGGTTTATCTACATCTAAACCATCAATATAATCTTCCTTTGGTATACCTTTAAAAGTATCAAATGCCCAAACTGGTCGACCATATTCTGCTAGAATTCTTGTATGGCCACCATTATACACACCGAATTCAGCTAACTCGCCTTCAGGTAATCCTGGTAAATATTTATCAAATATCGGCTTAAAACTAGCTCCGAATGTCGGTAAAGTACACTTCATTTTTACTCTTCTTCTGTGTTGCACTTACACCCGATAGTTTCTTCACCAATCAACTTACCACACTCATTGCATTTCTTTGGTTCTTCTTTTGATTCGAGCTTCAGACCCAACTTCTCTCTTGCTCCTTCAATTCGTGCATTGTACTTGTCTGCTACAACACCCGCGATTGCATCCCGACCATCAGAATATTTATCTGCGGACAAGCAATCAATAAATTCCTTAATTCTTTCTGTACTCATATTACACTCTCCTTTGGATGAAAAATCTCGGGATTTCTTTTCCAAGTTTTCTTAGTAGCATTACTAAGTTTATTTCGAGTCTCAAGCGATGCTTTACGACCCGTTGCAGCTTCACTCATTTTTCTTTTCGTTTCTTGTGATACTTTTCTACCAGCTCTAAACCCTGATAAATCTTTATTCCACGGTTTTTGACCTATATGAGACAATCTTAGCTTTTCTAAAACATCGGGTCTCTTTTCTTTAAGACCTTTATTCCATGCGGCACAATTCGAAATACCTTCACCACCATCTGTTAAATTTGTAAGAGGCCCTTTGTTTAGGTCTGCTCTTCCTATACAAGAGATAAAGATACGCTCTAACGATTTTGCTTCATCGTCTTCAATATTATCAATCACTTTAATAATTATAGGTGAAAGATTTGCGTTCTTTAGACCCGTCAACACAGCATAAAACTTTCTCTTTGTATTCTTAGCAAGTCTAATATGCTCGTTCAATCTTCTATCTTTACCCTTCCCAACATAGAATGGTTCGTAGAAGAAAGTAACTAAATCTTTATAAACGAATCTACCAGATTTGGTCGGATTCAAATAACAATATGTGTAAAATTCTTTCATACGAGTATTTATATCTTTGAATTTACTCGATATCTTCATCCAATCCTACTTCTTCATCGATATCTACACTACTGTTGATTTGTTTCTTTTCGCCCTTGAGACCAAATGTCTGGTTGTACGATAGCGGCTGTTTTTGTTTCTTCGGTAATGACACTCTTGGTGCTGGCTCGAATGCTTTGAAAGTTCCACCTTTGTTTACTTTAGGTTTGAGACTGAATGGGTCATCGGCCGCATCTTTCTTTGTCATACCGTCGCCATCTTCTTCTTCGAACCCATACTTCTTCTTGAGCTTATTGAACAACTGCTCTTGCTTGAGCATCTTTATCATGTCTTTTTCCATGGCTGCATCGTTTTCTTCTATTTCTTCATCAGACATTTTCAATATCTGTTTCTTCAGCCAAGAACGAGCAAAGTCCTTATGCTCGAATTCCAACATTTTACCATACACTTCCAAACGAGTCTGCCAGTTCTGGAGCTTCTTTGTTTCTCTCCATTCATTCTCTTCTTCGAACAAGAAATGAAAGTCTTTGTCAGTAAGACCGTACTTGTCCCATAGACCCTTCAACTTGAGGTGAGTCTTGAATATCTGAATGAAGAAGTCCAAGAATCTGCTACGAACACGCTGAACGTACTTAGCAAATCTGATTTCTGCTCTTGAGTCTGTTGCTTCTTTACCAGTGAACATATACATAGACTGGTCTTCGTCAACACGCTTTGTAGGAACCTTCATTGCTTTGTAGAGCTTCTTAGCGAAGTAGACTACATCGCCCAATTCCCCAAGATTGTCGCCACCTTTAAGGTTCTCAACTTTCGGTCCAGTTCCACCACGAGAGGGTAACCAGAAATCTTCTGTCATAGCGATAACATTACGACCAACGTCAATCTCACCTGTCTGAGGGTTGTAGATTTTTCTCTGCTTATAGCGGTTAACAATGTCCCGCATATACTCTTCGGCTTTCTTCTTAGGAAGATTGCCCACATCGATTGTGAATACCCTACGTTCAGGAGCACGAACAATACGATAGATGACCAATGCATCTTCCATCCACTTCAACTGACGATAAGCTACCTTTGCTCTTTCAATATAAGAGACACAGATTTTCTCATCAGCTTGGTTCTTGGTAAAGATACCAGAGTTTGTGTATGCTACCTGAGTATTCTTGAAAGTAATCAAACCTTTATCTGAGCCAATCTGGGCCTTTACACGTTCATCATTGATGTCAATTTTCTGACGAAATGATTTGATATTCTCGTATTCGTCAAAGTCAACGAACATCGTTTCACATGGTAGCAATACAACCTTCTTGATACCCTCACCCGGATTTGCAGGGTTGATGACCATTTCTCCGAATAGTTCAGATTCTACATAGAACTTTCTGAAGAGATTGAACGAGTTGTTATGAAAATCCATGATGTCAATCAAGTGGTTGTACTCTGCTTGAATATTCTTCATGATATTTTCATTCTTCAGAATCTTCTCGTTGTTTACCTGAAGATGCATGACTTCACCATCTTCAGACTGTACGGTAGCTTCATCACAGATATCATCGAGTGCATCAGCTACTTCAGGGAAATTAGCCATTTCCCTGTATTCTTTCATCATCTTCTCTTTATCTGATGCCTGAAAATAAACAGAAGAATAGTAATATGAAGACTGCTGAAAGGATTCGTATTCTGATACCCCAAATTTTTCATAGTCTTTATCAGAATCTTTTCTTTCGATGGGTTCTTGAATTTTAGTGAAAGCTCTAGTTATCTTCTTTCTCTCACTGGATTCTGGACCCGCTATCGCTTCGCTCAACCATTCTCTAGCTTCAGTTATAAAACTCATTTTGTCTCCGTTTTTCCCAGCGTTTCTTTTGAGTTAATCTCATCTTTTCTTTTGTTTCTTCAGATGATTTATGCCCTATTTTCGCTATACTCATCTTTTCTTTTGTTTCTTTTGAAAAAGTTCTACCTTTTTGTGACTTAGAAATATTTATAAGCCATTCTTTATGACGCGGTAATCTTCCTACAACATAACCAGCTTTCAAATAAATATCTATATCCTCAAACTTCACTCTTTTTTCACAATTTAAAGATATGTTAGACACATATTTTCTACCTATAGTGGGATTTGGTATATTCAATAGCATCAAAGTTCTTTGTCTTTTATCTTTAGTTTCTTGCGTGTGTTTTGGTCTCTTTTTACCTCTAGCAGGACTTTGCCAGCCACTTTTCTTCTGTTTCTCCCATTTCTTTTTTTGGGCAACAGACATCTTTTGTCTAGTTTCGTATGTGCATATCTGTTCTTTTCTTTTTTCTTTTATTAGTCTTTTAGTTTCGTCTGAATGAGATTTAAGATGATAACCTTTACCACCTTCTTCAATATTATAAATTTTATGTTTATTGTCTAATATAAAAGTCTTTGTAAGAATATTCTTTTCTGCTTCTCGTAATTCATCATACGAGTTCCAAAAACTTAGAATTTCTCTTACAAATTTTTCTTTACCATATTTTTTTATTGCTTTTTCTAAAACTAATCCACTCCCCAAATAACCATCATCTATATTTTCTGTTTTATGCATCCCAATATAGAATTTATCATTTTCGATATTAGTGGTTTTATATATAAAATAATACACTTTGACTAAATCCCTTCCTTAGTATTCTCTTAGTGTAAGTATTTATATCTTTTATTTTTTCGGTTTTGCTCTTATAACCATCTGTCTTTGTTGTGCTTCTCTTCTTCTTTGCTGAGAAGCTCTGACTTTACGAGCTTGACTCGCGGCGTGTAGAGCTTGAATTTTCGCTGGGCTCAATTGAAGAATCTTCTCTGTGTCCGAATTAATCACAGCTTCAATCTCTTCTTTGCTCCATGTAGGGGCCATATTTGTGATTGTTCTAATTCGATTGGGGAAGTATCTTCGCCATGCGATGCTACCTATAGGGAACCATGCTTTGATATGCTCCCACCCAAATGGTATGGGTTTTCCGAATTCAGCTTTGTCTGCGATGTCTGGATATTTGTACGTTATCAAGTTCATCAACTGTCTGCGTTGCTCGATAGTGAGCCAATGAAGATTAATCATAGAACATAATCTATAATCAGAATCATAGTTTATAAATAACCCCAAAGGTTTTGCATCGTAGCGGTCAAGTACGTCAAGTCCTTTCGGGCTATATGTGAACTGAAAAATTCCACCTGTATAATATCTACCGTATTTCTGTATGAGCATATTTCCTCCCCGATTGCCAACCCATCGAAATATATTGATTGAATTCTGAAGGATGAACCCTTACAGTCTTGTCTGTATTGCATACCCACACAAACCCTGCATAATTTCCTATATGCGCTTTAGAATTCTTCGCATTATGTTCTTCTGATTTTGGTCTACGCCTCGTTTTATATTCTCTTAATTTTTGTTCTTCAGATAGTTTTTTCCCCAATCTGTGATTTGGTTTACCGAGATGACCTTTACTTATGTTTTCTTTCCAAGAAGCAGAACGAGACATTTCTTTTCGACTTTTTCTTTTTTCAGAAATCTTTAATCTGGTTTCTTCGGAATGTTTTTTACCGTAAAATGGATTACCCATACCAGAAAATTCTCGACTATATTGTTCTTTTAACTTGTTGTATTCTTTACTATTTTCAGCTCTCCCCGTCATAATCATGGCAGCAACCAGTAAAGGCCCGCTGTGAATTTTAGCGAGTAGAAGATGAGCTATGAAGTGTTCTCTTGCTGTCAATTTGGTCAAATTACACGATTCATTCGACCCACCCAGACATTTTGGGAAAATATGATGAATCTCAAAGTAACCGTATAAAGCTCTCTGTTGAGATTTCTGCATCAGATTAGAATATATTCTCTTATAGTTCATTAGTAACTACCTTTATTCTTTTTGGGTCTATCTTGTCCTTCGTATTGAATTCAAATGCTTGTTTTTGAACATTTAACCCTTTTGTGTCTACACTCAATAAAGACAGCTTTTCATTTTCACCGAATTCATCCCCCAACCAATTCATTAAAGCATCTTCAGCATCTTCTCTGGAAGGGAACAAATAAATACCAGTTTCTTTCTCCATCTTCTTGCTAGATTTTCCTATCTTGGGAATGAGGCCAGATGACATAATACTCTTTACATTTTTAGTAGGGGTCACATGAAACATCACTGCCTCGGTAATTGGTATTCTGAACTTGAGCAAGGGATGGCCATTGATAGTGATGTCCCCTTTCTCGTTCTTACCAATCTCTTTCACGACAACTGGGTGATTCTTGAAGCGACCACCAAGAATCGTATCACCGACTTTGATATCGATGGTAATGGATTCCTTAAAGTATTTCTTGAAGGTCATGTTTTCTGTCTTTCTTCCCAACTCATACTTACCCCGCATATCGGGCATTCAACTTCGTACTCTGTGTCGGGATGTGTGATTTTCACCATAGTCATACACTTCTTGCATTTGTAAAGGTTTGTTACCATATTTACTGGATGTACCATTTTGTGTTACCTCCTTGTGTTAATAGTATTTATATTCAGCTAACTTACTGTTTTTTCTTCTATATAAATAATACAGAGGTGATTTATGTTAAGAGCAGAAGGTTTGGAAAGAGAATTCAATATGGAGCCCATGGGCGACGGTAAAGTAGTAGAAGGTGAAGTAGTTTCAATCGAGACAATTGGTGGTGGTGAAAATCTACCAGCAATACTCGAACCCAAGGCAACTACGGAGATAAATCACAGAGTTGACAGTTCAGATTTCTTAAAGACTGAACTTCGCAATTTGGTAACTGTAACAAAAGACGCTCTTGATACTGCATTATTGATTCAACAGGAAGACCCGACATCTCGTAACACTGAAGCTGTATCGAAAATGGCAGATTCAGTTGCAAAAGTTCTGACTACTCTAGCTGGGCTTGAGCAAGCTGAAAAAGGGTTCGAGTTCAAAACTGCTGACATAAATAGTAAGAATCAACCAGTCCAGATTACGAACAATAATTTGGTCATTGCAACAAGTGATTTGATTGCCCAGATTGTGGCAAACTCTAAGAAGCAACAAGGAGAACTACTGAATGAAACCAAGTGAAATAGCAGAAAAGTTTGGGCTGATTAATGAATCCATTACAGCAAAATTCCCCGGAACCTGCAAAAAATGCAATGGCCGCATCGCAGCAGGGACTCAGATAGAATGGAACAAGGGCAGCGGAGCCCAGCACGTCACCTGCCCGGAACAGACGGCGCAGGCTGCCAAACCAGTCAGCAATGCGCCCAAATTCATGCGCTGCCGTTCGTGCGGTCAGACCGGCTACACGAGGCAGTATCCGTTTTCCACGAATCCCGGTTCTGGCCTCTGTGACGATTGCCATTAAACTAAACCGGGGGCCGCGAATAACGAGAAAAAAATCTGGGTTCAAGGAGACGATTCAATTCACTGGACCGAGAAATAAAATTCCGGCTGGTTGGAAAATTGAAGAAGAATCTATAACAGAGGAACTTACCCCTCTCGTATCTGATTTGGCCAGATTGGGTTGCTAATGCGAAGAAGCATGGTATCGATGCGTCTTACAATAAAGATGCAAATACATACACAGTGTCAATCGATAAAACAACAAATGAAGCTGAAGGAGAAAGTGGTATAATTGATGATGTAAAAACTATCAAAAACCACATGGAAGAAATATTACGAAGCGGGCAATCTACAGATTATCGAATATTCAGACTGAAAGAATTGGTCAATATTCTAACTCGTAAAGAAACATTTAATTTAAGATAAATAGGGAGTTAAAAGACTCCAATATCATGACGCCCTTACCATGTTCCCCTGTAAGAGTTTTTAGAACAACTGGATATTTGTCACCATTGAATGACTTCATTTGTTCTTGTATTGCTTCTCTTGATGCACTACTCAGAATCAAAAACTTTGGATTTTTAATCCCACCAGCAGTAGTCATAGAAGATGTCGTTAATTTGTTGTTGCACATCTCCATAGCTTTGCGATTGTTTATCACAAAGCATCCAAGCTGTTCAAGTTCGATGTGACTATTGGCGACAAGACTATTAAAGATGTAGAGTTCGGATTAACAAACAGAGAAGGCACCATCAAAGAGATGGAACCAGTTCTGCTAAGTCGTGACGTTCTTACAAAATTGAAGTTTCGGGTAACCCCGGACCAAAAACACATGCTCTCAGAGAGCAAAAGGAGATTACAATAAGATGAGTATTTTAGACAGAATCGAAGATTTTGAGAAATCGTTCGTAGACGAAACCGTGGTTACCGAAACAGCGATTGTTCCAGAATGGGTATTCGAAGGCGAAGAAATTCTAAGCGAATCAGAGATGGTAATGCTCGAAGGTGCAGGCGCACCTGACTTCGTAGGATTCAAGGGTGATATGTTCATCGTTGGTAACTGGGCTGGAAAGAGTTATGCATACAAACTAGACTGGGCACAGATTACACCCAAGATGAAGGATAAGTATGGTAGCTTTGGTCCAACAGGAGCCCAACTTACAGGGGACCAGGCAAAAGCTGAATTCGTTCGTAGACAGAAATCGCAGATTGGTCGAGGCCTTTGGCTCACAGCATTCAATCGTGATATCATCAAATTCAACCCAACAGGTCGTATCCCTTATGCAGGCGGAGTAAAGTCCCCTGCTCAGTTCGATGCTCGTTGGATTGATGGTAGCACAACACAACCTGTTATTGCGGGGGTTCCAGTAACACCAGCAAGACAAGTACCTGGCGTCAACATTCCTCAGGTTGGCCCAGGGCGTACAGAGAAACCAGCAATTGCACACGCACACGCAACAAATGCATCTTGGTCACCTCAGTTGATGAAGGTCCTTGCAGACGCAGATGCACTTCGTAACGAGATTCACAAGTTGACATATGCTGACTTCAATGGTCAATCATTCGAACCAGCACTTCATGCCGCTCATGATGCACTCGCTAAATTGTCATCTGGAGCAAAGGTAAAGAAATAATATGAAGAAGGACCTTGTCGAGAGAATCAACGACCTCATCTATCATGATGAGGAAAAGAAAAAGTTGAAGAAGAAGAAAGCAAAAAAGAGAATCTTGCAAGGTCCTTCTGATGCTAAAGCTGGCAATGAAACAGCTATCACCCCAGACGCGCAGGTATAAAATTAACGTCTATTAAACAGTTCTCGCTCTGTAATCAATTTGAATTTCATGTTATTGGCCGCACAAAATCTCTGGGCGGCTTCCCATTTCTTTTGATTTATTGCCCAGGTAGCTTCGGCATACATCCATGTCTTAGTTTTTTGTCGAGATTTTTTTATCGGTTGAATTGTTTCTTTTTCTGGTTTTATTTCAATAAGATATCTCTGTATTTTACCATCTATATCTTTTATATCTGCTATAAAATCTGGAAAATATCTAGCTGTTCTACCTTTAAAGGGGTGTTGATATTGTATAGCAATTTCTTCACTCGCATACGCGATAACATTCGGATTCTCATCCAACCAAATCATCATTTTCAATTCCCATCCTGAGCGAAATTGTATATTATGTACATTTCCTCTATACTTTTTAGGATTCTTTGGGGTAAATTTACCACTATGATAATTTGACATTTCGCTTTTTACCCATATGAGATACACTCATTTTCTTTCGAGTTTCTTTGGTTGGATGTCTATTTGTTAAAGTTTTTCTTATTTTCGCTTTTGTTTCTTCTGAATGAATTACTATTTTTGGGGTTCTTCTCTTTTTAATATCTATCTCTCGCTGTTCATGAGTCATTTGTTTATAATCATCAGCAATATACCCAATCCACCCAATTTTATTGCATGTGGGGACTCTACATATGCTTTGATTCAAATTATTTTCTCTACAGAACTTGTTCAAGTTCTTTATATGATATACTTTATTTTCAGGAGAAATCAACACATACGCTTTTGAATTTCGTTCTCTTATTATTTCTTTGTGCTCTTGGGATAATTTCTTCCCTGGTACTCCAATTCTTTGTAAACTATACATTTCTTTCTTTTTTCTAGAGATTTCTTCACCATATCTATTTACCCACGTTTTACCTTTTAATTTCTTACTTATTTTTTCAGAAACTTCTTTTCTGAGAGATGGTTTGGGATTATTTAAAGACCATTCTTTAGACTGCATTTCTTTGCGTTCAGGATTATTTTTCCAATAAAGTTTCATATCTTCAGAATTTTGTAAAGCTACTTTTTCTCTCACATAACCATATGTCCTGCTTGTTGTCTTATATCGTCTTATATCGTCATCGCAACACATGAACCAAATAGCCGATATCATTTTACCCTTATACATCTTCTCTAATAGTCTATGAGCTATAAAATGTTCTCTTGCTGTCAGAAAGACCAGGTTATCAGATACATCAGTCCCACCAAGACTTTTTGGGATAATATGGTGGCGTTCTACATACCCCGTTTTTACTGTATTTTGAGCTTTCTGTATTAGAGCTTTGTAAATAGCGAAATAATTCATTCAAAGTACCTTTATCCTTTCATATATACTTATATCTTTTGATATAAATAGTATTACAACTAATTGAATATCAGTAAGAAAGAGTAAAAAGAAATGACGTTACTCGAATATCTCAAAGAAGAATGGCATGATAGTATAAAAGCAGATGGATTCACCGTAGAGATATTCAAAAATCCCTCTCGCGGGGATATCAAGAATGCTGATGTGTATGGCGTTCGAGGCGTTCTTATAGGACAGAATTTGTTTGTCTGGTCAGTTGGTACACAACATCATTTGGTTTTGGACAGACTCATAAAGAATCGAGCAAAAGCAGTACCTATCATTATCAAAGGAAACTTAGTCATCGTCTCCTCATGTATGATGAAATCCAAATCGAATCTCTGCTACCCTAAGGACAAAGACAAGATAAAGGAAATGGTTAAGACCAATAAAAATATCTTGCAATTTATAGGGAAACAGTATAAAGTAGAAATATGAAACCTTCAGAAATATTACAATACTACCCATCATTAAAAGAACGAATCATCTCAGAAGATAAATGGGAAGACCCATCTATGATTCCGGGGAAGCAGGAAAAATATTTAGAGAAGCGCATCAATTCTCTAAATAAAGAAAACAAAGTAGTGTATGTCACATATTTTGACCCGAAGCTCCAAGAAACTGGGTACATAAAAACTATCATGAAAGAAGTTCCGATGTATAAATCGAAACTGACAGTAGCAGGGGCAACAAATATCGAAGTGACAGAGACAAAACCAAACATATGACAACTTTCAGACAATCAGAATTCCTCAACGAGGAACAAGTAGAACGATGGAACCATTATCTAGCTGAAGTACCTATGCTCAAGACTGCGGTTGAAGTTCTCAACAAAATCAATAAAGCTGGATTCCACGCCTATATCGTAGGCGGATGTGTTCGAGATATCATACTCGGTCATAATCCTCATGATGTCGATATCGCTACAAACATGCCCATGGAAACGATTCTGAAGCACTTTCCAAGCGTTCATGATATTGGTAAGAGCAAAGACTTCGGTATCGTTGTTGTCGTGTACGGAGGGCATCAATTTGAAGTTGCTCAATTCAGAACAGATAATTATATGCGTCCGAAAACTGTAAGAAAAATCCTACCTTCCACTTAAATTCCGTCAGATATAAATACTTGTATGATAATATACAAGGCTACAAACAAAATCAACGGAAAATCGTATATAGGTCAAACCAAATACGATATGCAAGTCAGAATATCAGGTCATGTTCGTAAGGGGCATGTTTTCCATGAGGCTCTAAAGAAGTATGGAAGAGAAGCCTTCAGGTGGGAAATTTTAGAGAACTGTGCAAGCGGAGAAGAATTAAATGACAGAGAAAAATTCTGGATTTCTTTTCATGATACAATATCTCCAAAAGGGTATAATCTAACAGACGGTGGTAGACAATGTGAATTCTCTGACACTACTAAAACAAAAATGTCAGAAAAAGCAAAATGTAGATGCTTATCAAGCGAATATAAAGAGAAATTCAAATCCCAGATGTCTTTTTGCAAGCGACCAATTATAGATGTTTCTGGGGATAAAAACCCTAGATTCCGAAAAGATATCGATGTTTTCATTCTACGAAATGAGGGACGAAAATATACAATCGCAGAATTAGCTACAAAATACAAATGTGGTAAAAATACAATAAGAAGAAAGCTCAATCTGACAGAAAGAAAAAAACGAATAGATACGCCCAGACAATGGAATAACAGTAAGAACAACAATCCAAGATACAGACATGATTTGGATAACAATAAAATTTTTGAAATGTCAGAAAAGTATTCTATTTACGAAATTGCAGATATTTTAAAAGCTGGTTCAACAACTATAAGAAGGCGACTAAATGAAATACGGAAAGCCAGAGAAATACAACCCCAATAATCCAGAACATTTGGATTCTACAAAATATGAGATTATAGAATATGAATCTACTGGAAGAAAACCTGAAAGCATAGAAATAACTCTTTCTTTTGATGTTGATGCTAAAAGGCGTGATTTTACCATCAATGCCATGGGTATCGATGCTAATGGTAACATTCTTGATTACTTTGATGGTCGTAAGGACATCAAGAACAAACTCATTCGAACAGTAGGAAACCCGCATGACAGATTCGCTGAGGATTATCTCAGGATGATGAGAGCTGTTCGATTCTCGACCAGACTTGGGTTTGATATACAGCCTGAAACGAAAGACGCTATCATAGCAAACGCTCATAGAATTACGTCAAGGTCTGCTGAGAATATCAGAAATGAATTGATGAAGATGGCTGGTCAGTCTGGGGATAAATTTGCCAGCGCCATCAAGACATTGGATGATGTCGGTATCCTTCAAATCATTCTCCCTGAGATTGCACGTTTGAAAGAGTTTCAGCATCACCCAGAAGGGAATGTCTGGCTTCATACGCTGTCTGCTCTCAGAATCAATAAGGTTGCTGACCCTATCGTTAATCTGAGCATTCTTCTTCATGATATCGGTAAGGGAATCACTTACAAGCAGGTAGACGGTAAGCATACATATCACGGCCACGATACAGCACCTGAGGTATCTAATTTAATCGATGATATCGCTAAGAAGCTAAAACTGACCAACGATGAAAAAGAAGCTGTGTTGTTCGTGGTATCGAATCATATGAAGTTTCATTCTATACCCGTGATGAAAACTGCGAAGATTCTTAACCTCATCAAGAGCAAGCACTTTGAGACATTGAAGGCCGCCGCATATGCTGACACAGCCGCGCGTATGGGATTGTTCAAGCCCCATGAATGGCAAGAAGTTCTCGATAAGATTGCAGAGATTGAAGCGAAATGGGGAGATGTTTCCGCACAGAAAGCTGGAGCTCTTATCAGCGGCGAGCGTGTAATGAAGCTGACGAAGTTGAAACCTGGTAAGAAGATTGGTTCAATCATCAAGTATGTCACGGACGAGATTCTTCAACATGACATTCATGACGAACAAGCAATCGATGATTTAATCATCAAAGCATCATTCAAAGTACAATAAAAAGCCTCTGAGAGAATTCTATTCTTTTCAGAGGCTTTTCTTTTCGCGGCGTGTGCACCTGACCTCATCTCGCACATATACTGATGTTCTGGTCTTAGAGTTTCTTTCCGCGTTATTCAGGGTACAAAAACTGCTCGAACAATCCTTTACAAAAATCATCATTCATGAGATTAAATGAAGTGTAACCCAATACTTCTCCTGGCAGACCTCGGAAGAACAATGTTCCATTCTTGTACTGAGGGCCAGAGTTTGCAAAAATGCGCTGCATCATGTGCGGACACGAGAAGGATTTAGGCGCATAACGCGGTGCTGACCCGACGGGGTGATTTTCCCCGGACGGGTCGGGCATCCTGGTTAGACACTATTTCGATTTTTTGACGGAATCAGCGAGGATTTTTTTGATGAGGTCTTGCAGAGTGACATTTTCATTGCCCTCGTCTATGCCACGGATTATGATGTTGGTCGCCATGTTATGCCTCCGGGTACGTTTCATCGAGGTAGTCAGCGGCCATCTCAGGCGTTACGTTGATTTCCTCGT